CACTGTAAGCGTCTGGGCGGTCTGTCCGTTGATTACCTCCCAACCACTGGCCCCCATCTTCTCCCACACGTAGGTTAAATCTTTGGTGATTTCCTCGTAGTTCTGGTATGCCATCGCCTTTAAAACGCAACTGCCGCCCTTGTCGGTAATAACAAAGCCCTTGTTATCTCCTGCGACGATGGTAACACGATAACTTGTACCTGTTGCTTTCTGCACTGGGATTGTATAGGTAGCTTGGATATTATCGCTTTGCGTGCCATAACTTATATCTGCCACCATTTTGATAGTTACCGGGGCAAAACCTGCGATTTCTACCAAATTCTTAACAATCTGCAAACCATAGTAGATGTTGTCGCCACTTGGCGCAAACTTCTTAAAGTAGCCTGCAAAAATGCCGCTTGACGTATCGCCGTTAAACTCGATTTTCGTACCATTAAAAAAGTACTGCATACTATCAGGCGTTGCCACTCCCTCGGCTACTCGGCTACTCATGCAGACAAAGTTAAGTTTCGGCTTTGTCTGTTCAAAGTTAGGGAACACCTTAGTAACGTCGGATTCCGTGCCCTCCCATTCTTGGTAGATGTCACCATCTGGGCACATGATCAATGCCGTATAAGTTCCTGCTTTCGCAATAAACTTAATCGTTCTGGTTGTACTCGCTTTGCTCATAGTTCCTTACTTTTTGGTTTTACTTTCTGTTTTCTCACTCTCTGACGCTTCCGGCTGTTGGTCGCCCTCCGCATTTTCCTCGTTGGCCTGGCCCTCGTTGCTGTTGCCGCCATTGTCGGTGCTCTCTGTGTTCTCGCCCTCGCCATCTGCGCCCTGCTCGGTGTTGGTGTTGTCGCCTACGATAGCATCATTAACGTTAGCCTTAATAGGCTGCTGAAAACGTGCATCGGTCGCCATTGGCAAAGGTCGGCAAATAGTACCGTCCTGCTCACTTCTCGCCTCATGTGGCATAAGTGCAATACCTCCAATCTTAACCAATATGTCGTTAAGTTGGGTTAGTGGGCCAAACTTCAACATATCATTTTGCCAAAAAAGATAGTTGCCATCACTCACCATGTTACGGTTATTCTCCAGTTGCAAGTATCGTGCAACCAATGGATTTGCTTTAATGTATCTTGCCATAATCTTATATTGATTAAATTGTTATTTGATTAATATTACGTTATCGTCTGCATCAACGAATACTGCGCCGTCGCTATCTTCCCATGCACACGCCGGGCCAACGTCCTTAACGTCTAAACCATAAACGCCGCCTAACGTCTGGCTAACCTTATCGGTCGAAAGCGTCGGTGTCATTCCGTGCGCTATAAGCGAATAGTTAAGCGTTCCTGACTGGGCGTTTGTCGCAACATACCAAAGCGGCAATAACTCACGTTCCGGGTTGTCGATCATGCCGTTAGTGTTCCAAATCTTTGCCGTTGGCGCAATCTCTAACAAACCACTTGGTAGGTTGGTAGGTAGTTCGCCGATGTCGTACTCAAATTTTGGGATTCTGCGAATAAATGCCACTAACTTAGTAGGGGCGTTGTCCGATAGTGTTACGCTGCTTGGGTTTCCGTCCGGGCTATACTTCGCCCTGCATCGCAAATAGAGTTCTGCACCCATGAGACTACGATTAACGGTACAACTGTTTCCGTCGGCTGCTACCTCTACGTCATAGTCTAACGTGGTGTCGCTGCCTACGGCGGTAAATGTTCCGTCTTCTCTCATTACTTCCCAAACGAATAAACGCTTATTCTCCGGGCACTCATTAACGCCCAATCTCAATGATGCTTGTACCGTCTTCGTGTCCGGGTCGCTCAATGGGTTGTAGATAGTTTGGGCGGCGGCATCCAATACCAAAAGTGGCGTATATGTTGTGGCGTTCTTGCACTGCACTTGATACGGCTTGATGATGTGGTATACCTGATTAGTACGTGGGTCTTTGTAGTCCGCTTCAAATCGTAGATTCATAGGTATCTGCGGTTGGGCGTTCTTCTTGATCCTAATACGTCCTGCTTTTGCACCCTTGCTGACTACTTCAAAGTCTGGGTTAGTGCTATCTATCAGGGTGTCGGCCGCCCCTTTGTTCACCTCATACCAGACTACGTTAGTGAGGTCTTGATTAATCAAGCCCGGCGTTAAAACCTCGTCTTTGTCAAGTCTGCCGATATTCGGCTGCACTATCAAGTTAGATGCGTCTATGGTGTAATCGGGCGTATATGTGTCGGTGTCTGCGTCGTAGTTCTGACTATCCGATACGCCGCCCTCAACCACCATGCTAACATTAATTTGCAGTGGCTTAAAGTTGAAATCAAATCTTTTTGTTTTCATAACTGCGCTATGTTTAAATTAATACTCGTAACTGACTGCCGCCGTTGCTGCTTCGTTGCCCATGCCGTCACGTAAAGTAACGGTAGCCGTAAAGCGTATAACTTTAGGCATATAGCCGTTAAAATCCATGTCCTCGGCTGTGAGGTGCAAAGACTTTCCGGTATTGGTGTGGCGCAAACTCCAAACGTTGTCGCTTGCCGTTCTCTCGTTTCCCTCTGCGTCCTCGCTGTATCTCGTCCACATTACGTCTGCGTCCAAAATATCATCTGTGATATTCATATTATACAGAGTTGCCACGATGGTTAGCGTGAGGTCTATTTTGTCCGGGTCTAAGATACTTTCAGGCTCTTGGAAATCTACGGCAAAGTCTGGGTTTCCCTCGATCATCGCCCAATCGGTATTGTTCCATGCCGGGGCGGTCGTTGTGAGGTTCTTGCAACATCTGTACTTGCAGCCATTAAACCAAACGTCTGATGTCTCATACTCTCCGGTGTCCGGGTTGATGGCATCACAATAGTACTTACCGCTTTGCGTCCACGCCCCACGATCCACATATGTAACCAACGGCTTACCAGTCCACTTGTTAAGTCTGATAACGTCCATTGTGACGATACCCGGTATATACATATAGTCTAAACCATCACGTATTGGCAAAGGGTTGCCGTTATCGTCCAATAACTCGTACACAAATTCGGGCAAACTGCCGAAAGCTGCGCCATAGTTGGCGTTATCCAAAATCGGCTTAGTCACTCCCTTTAGCTTGACGATTCGCCCCTCTGTGCTTGATAGGTACAAACAATCTTGGCGTTTCGTGTCCGTTTGGTTTCCCCATCGTGCAATCTTCATCATTTCACATGGTGGGTAGTTCTTGCCGCTTGGTACTTCGGTGTCCGGGTACTGCGTCACCTCTATGTAGTTGTTAGCGGTATTAACGCTATTAACTCTAAACCATGCCGTGTAATACTTTCCGCTACCTTGCGACAAAGTATTGATGATACCTTTAAGCACATTGTTTTCGGCTTGGGCGGTAAAATATCCATCCCATTTGCTTCTCAGGTGCAAACCAAAACAACCATCGCCCAAATCGTCCACACTCTCGATTGTGTCCGCTTCCGTTAGAAGTTGGTCGCCCTCGATTGCTGACAATCGGTTTACTATCAATTCCAAACACTCGAAGTAACTGCGCACTCTTAGGCTTTCTACTTCGGCGTTACCTTGTGCGTCAATACCTGCGCCCTTACCTGCATACAGGGATTTGACGAACTCGCCAAAGTGTGCGCCGTCCTTGAATATTGCCAAACCGATAGCCGTTAAACCCTGCTGAAAAGTAATGTGCCCTTGCGCTATGTCGGCGGTAATCTTCGACAAAAAGCGGTCATTAATCGGGCTATCCTCTGCGACGTCTCCGGCTAAATCGGAATAGGCGGCACGGCTCGCATATCCGGCACGGTTTGCGTACTCGGATTGCTCGGCGTGTGTCGCTAAATCGGCTTTGGCTGCGTGCTTGGCTTCCTCGGTCATTTTGCCGATACTTCCATAGCTGCCGCCTCCGGTGGATGCCCCACCGCTGCCGCGGTTCCTGGGTTTCGCTATCTGCTTAACTTCGATCATGTGCCAATCTCCTTTAATGTGAGGTCGGCACGTCCCTCAATAAGGTTTCTGCCGATGCCCTGCACGAAAAATTCTTTGTCCAAAGCCTCGTGGCGGTAATGGTTAAACAGACTAACAACATTATCAATGTCTCTTAGTTTCTGTTCCATCACGATACGTGGCTTATGGTATTCAGTATAATAACTATTCACGTAGATTTGTTCGGGCTTTGCCTTAACGTTGCCGTTTCGGTCGTACACCTCTAACACTCCGTCCCCGGTTGATATATTCAGCGGCGTGGATAACTTCACCGTGTTACTAACTCCCAACTGGGCGCACTCCGTAGCGGTCAATGCCGAATTTATCTTAAACTCCAAATCGTCCTTTTTGTTCACAAAGGTTTCTTTGGTATCGCTCATATAGATAATATCGTTATCATCATTGCCATTGCTGATTAGTCCGTTATCGCTATAAATTTTAACCTCAAACGACTTTATCAGGATGCTACTAACATGAGCTAAAAGCGGTACTGATGAGCTGCTCCACTTCGTATGTCTGAAAAAGGTAGGGTGGCGGCGTGTGATAACGTCCCATGTAACATTAACCGGGCCTAATATCATAAACCTAACCTGCCCACTTATCTTGTCGCCCTTGGTAATCGGTATCGCTATGCCCTCCACATCAATACCCATCTTATAGTCGATGTTGTTTTGGATGCTGAACTCTGTGCCTACCAGTTTGTCGCCTATCTTAGGGTCAAAGCCAATAGTAAAGCATTGCTGATAATATTCATCATCGCTTTGGCACTCGCTCCGCTCCCTGTATTTCTGCCAAACAAAATCGGTTGTCTGCCCCTCGGTTCCGGTCTCCACTACGCATTTATCACCGATAACCAACATACAGGCTAATACGGCCACCTTACTGATTGTGTCGGTACTGTCGCCTATTGCGCTGTACTTAAATTCGTATTCCTCTGGGCCTTCCCCGGTATATGGATAAAATCCGCTATCTGCGCCCTCATGCCATGATACTTCTTTGTCCGGTGTCTCGGCTTGCCAATACTGACGGGTGTAATACCTGCCATCACCATTGTTACGGCTTGGTACGGTCTGATGCCATACGTAGATCATGCCCTTTTCTATATTCTGCGGCCACATCGTCCACTCCTTGTTATGTAGGTTGGTGTACGTGTTGGTCCGTCTCATTATCGGGTTTAAAATAACCTTACCCGACAATACTATATAGTTGGTGGTTTCCTCGTCTGGCGGCGAAAAAACGCCCCCTGACTTGTTACCAGTATAGACGGCATACGGTATATTTTTCTGTATGTCTGCCACACTCGGGTAAGTCTTGTTTTCGTCATTATCCACGCCATTGCCATTAACTGACACTACCAAATAGTTAGTCATGTTCACCTTAGATG